TCATTCATTGCTTTTCCTTTTTTCTATACGGACAGGCGCAGATGCAATAGGCTGTATCTGCGACGACAACGATTTTTTTTGAAGTACATCTCCAACAGGCGGCAATTGGAGGGGATCTAATACGTCCAGCCTTGCTTCAAGCTCTTTGTTTTCTGCAATTAGGATATTTATAGTATCGTTTTGCTTTTCAATTTTTGCGTGTAGCTCATCGATTTTAGTCTGCAATCCTTTTATTTCAAGATCCTTCTTTTCTTGCATATTTTTGTAGTCTTTATACATATTATATATGCAAGAAGCATCTACCGTGTTAATTGATACTTCTTCTTTTTTTTGCTCTTCTTTTAGCATTGTACCATTTCCGGTAAGAAGCCAATCTAAATCTATGATTGCAGAAAATCCTGCAGTCGAAAAACGCTGAAAGAAATCATAGCTTGGTGCAGACTTCATCTTTTGTATATCATAAATTGTCTGCGCTCTTGGATATCCCAATTTCGTAGCAAAACTATTAGGTGTTTCACCTAAAAAAGTGATCACTTGTGTTATTCTTGCAGAAATTTCTGCAAGTTTTTCATTCTTTTCTTTGTTCATATCAGAATATTCTGTAAGTTTGCAGCATCTTAATCAATTAAGAAGGCATCAAAGGTAGTAAATAACAGTTCATAAATCAATAAATATGGCTAAAAAAGAGAAGTTTATCAAGTTAGACAAAGACAAGGTTAAAGAGATTGCAGACATAAAAGGAGTGTCTACAGTAACCGTGTATGCAGCGCTAAAATTCCAAACGGAAAGTGATCTAGCGAACTTTATTCGTGCATGGGCTTTGAATCATGGCGGAAAACAGTTTGAGGAAGTAGAAAATCCTTATGACAAAATAAAAATCTTATAAATTATTATTAGTATGGAAACAAGAAACAACAATCCGCAGACAACCGGCCTGCAAACCTTTTTAAATGAGAATATCGGTGCTGAAATCAGAACCATAACAGTCGACGAGATGCTTTATTTTGTAGGAAGAGATATTGCATTATCATTAGGATACGCAAATCCTGTATCAGCAATTGCGCAACACGTTGATAATGAGGATAGCGTGAAATACGCTATCCCTGATAATCAAGGATTTAACCAAATCACCACTTTGATCAACGAAAGCGGCATGTACGCCCTCATCTTTGGTTCCAAATTGCCGGCAGCCAAAGCCTTCAAAAGATGGATCACCAGCGAGGTCCTCCCCTCGATCCGCCGCACAGGTAGCTATTCTCTCCAGCCATCCCAGCGTCAGCTATTACCCTCTCCCAAATTCCGCCCGGAATTTATTGAATGGAAAGAAAAGGTTCGCCATTGGCTAAGTCGGAAGGAGCTTCTGGAAGTTGCGAATGGTCTGAATCTTACCTATTCTCATGTTCGTAAAGTATATTCCGGCAACACGATGAGTAAAAGAGTTGCATCGGCATTGGATCGTTCCGCAAAAGACAACTGCAAGAAACGCAACTATTACCCTGATCCGGTTCCTGTTTACGAACAGTTATCCATCGGATGGGAGGAAATGCAATGATCACCTACATATCACGTATCGACCCTCTGTACATCAAACTTGTATTCTCTATTTGGAGTGAATATAAAATGGTTTGTCCGATTGCAGTTTTCGGCAGCAAGAGTAAAGGTATTGTGATAAAGATCGGTCCGATAACCGGAGAAAAGGCCGAGGAGATGGCGGATAAGATCTGGCATATGACCGGAGGAATACGGATGATCGGAGAAAAGGAAGAACAACCAGTTCATGATAAAAACTTTTAATTTATATGGTTTATTTACCCCATGCTGCAGAGGCAGCAAGATTATCCCAGTCCGTGAGGATAAGGATATTTCTGAATTTTTCCATAAATGTAAAGTATTTGCCAAGCTGCGAAAGCAGCACAACTGCCCTGGTTTGTGATAAATAGGGGCAGATTTAAAACGATTTATTAACCCTCATAAATAGATTAAAATGACAAAGAGACAACAATTAGTACTGATGTTCAAGCAGCTGCAGGAGTTCTGCAAGCAGAACGGCATTCAGGTCATCGCAGTTGCCGGTTACGAGAATGACAACAGAGAACTTACCAGTATCTCTTATGCTCGCGGTGATTCCAAGGCAGTAGTTCCGATGATACTCGAAGAAATGAAAATCAACAGTAACCTGGATAAGTTTATCAGGACAACAGCTATAATGAAATACTAGAGCAAAATAACCAAGAATGATTTATTAACCCTTAAAAATTAGATTTAAAATGAAAGAAGAACAGCTTTTAAAAATGGCCGAGCAAGTTAAAAAAACATGCGAGGAAAACGGTATCACAGTTTTGATGCTTATTGGGAAAACCGAAGAAGACAGAGTTAATAGTACTAATCTTCTCATGGGTAAAGTAAATACTTTGACTACGATGATTGTTGGACTTATGAACGAAAGTACTGAGTTCTCCAAGCTCATCCAAAACGCTTCTGAGTATTACACTGTACAACAAAGAGAAAGTAAACAGGAATCGCTTGCAAAACTATTTGAGGAATTCTTTAAAGAGCTTCATAATCATAGGAATTCAAACTGGGTATCCAGAGGATAAATAAAGGAGCAGTCAAGGAACCTTCCCGTTTCCTAGTTTTCAGGATTACGTACTTAATCATTCTCATAACTATATATCTTTTCGATAGGTGGTAAAAAGAGACGGTAAGGTGGCCTTCATTCCCGGATCGAAGCCGGGAACTGCACAAGAGTTAAACGATTATAGAAATGCCAATTTTTATAGATAACGATATACTGGTGGTCACCAAGGACGAGCTTGTTCCCAGGTTCTATAGCTATGACAATTTAAAGAAGCAAATAGACCGTCACAAAGACAAGCCTACCGGCCTTAAGCGCTACTCCCGTGGCGGTGGTCGGGGCAACCGTCTGCTCATCCTTTTCGATTCCCTTCCTGCGACCATCCGTGAGGCCATCGGCGATCCCCGCCGTGTGGAACATATCCTTTTGCTTTATTTTGGTGTGGATTCTGATGCGGTGGATTTCTATTCCACTTATGAAGATGCCGCCGGTACTCTCTCGGCAGAGGAACAGGACAAGTATGTGATGAACGCTTCTGTCCTAAACGCTTTGCTCGCACTCCGTGAGGCTCGCCTGAGCGAATGGCAGTCCAGAGGACGCAGAAGCATGTACGGGCTGGACGATTCAGTATGGTCTGATTACAGTACATTCTCGCAGGTGCTGGAAAAGAGATTCGGAAAGACCCATACCCTTCCTCCCTCACGTGCCCGTCTTATAGAGAAGATGAAGAAATACTCCGCCGGGAGCAAGGAGGACGGTTACCGCTTTCTTATCAATAAGAACAGAGGTAACAACTCTGCCGGCATACGTACGGAAAAGGCCCGCGCCCTTCTGGAGAGTATGTTTGCCCATCAGTCCTGGAAACCTGATATGGCTGAAGTATTTCGTCAATACGATGCCTTCCTGGCGGGATATGTGGAAATCGTGAATGTGGAGACCGGTGAGGTGTTCGATCCGAAGGAATATGGTAAGATCTCCCAACGGACTGTGAGCGGTTTCCTGAGCTCCTGGGAGTCGGGTGTAGCCACTTCACGCAAGCGTACGGGAAACCGTCAGATCCGTCTGGGAATGTATGTCCCCTTCGAAACGCTGGAGCACCCGCAATGGGCCGGCAGCATCATTTCCGTGGACGACCGCCAGCCTCCCTTCTTCTATGCCGAGGGGAAGCGTGTATGGTTCTATTGCGGAGTGGATCTTGGCAGCGAGGCTATCACCGCATGGGTGTACGGAAAGGACAAGGAAGGGATCATCTCCGAGTTCTATCGCCAGATGGTACGCAACTATTCACGCTGGGGTATGCCTCTGCCTTATGAGGTGGAGTGCGAGAGTAATCTGAACTCCGGCTTTTCAGATACCTTCCTCAAGGCGGGAGCTATGTTTAAAACCGTCAGGATCGAGGCCAACAGCGCCCGTTCCAAGAGATGTGAAGGTTACTGGCGTCCCATACGTTACCAGATGGAAAAGAAACGTGAGGGCTGGCTGGCCCGTCCGTTTGCCAGAAGCGAGTCCAACCAGGTGTCTACCGGTAAGATCCCTATCCTGCCTTACGAGCGAATCATAGAGGAATGCCTCATAGACATTGAAAAATGGAACAATACCGAGCATAGCATCTACAAGGGTATGACACGTTGGGAAGTTTTCCTCCAGAAGCAGAATCCGGATAACACGAACGCTATCAACTGGCGGAGCATCCTTCCCTCCTTGGGAAGGAAGGTCGCTACAAGCGTAAGCCTTGCCGGCCAGGTACGTTTCCGCAAGATGTGGTATATGTTGGGAGATAATGGTACCCTGGCTACAGGCGACAAGCTCATCGGGTATATGCGTACGCTGGCCGGCAAGGAGGTGGATATCCACTACATGGATGACAACGACGGGAGTGTACTATGCGCCGTTATCTGTCTCAGAGATGATAGCAGGATTGTCTGCGAAGCGGTTCCACAGCCTGTTACAGCACGTTCAGCACTGGAAGAAACTCCTGAGCAAAGGAAGAACCGTGAACTCATGGCCCGTTACCGGAATACACTGGAGGGCTACAGCCGCAGACACTATCAAGAAATCGGCAAGGTGGTAGTCATCGATCACAGGAGTGACACGCTCAACGACAAGTTCCGCATCTCCTCGCTTGACAGATGGCACCATCCCGAAGAACGTGAGGAGGTTGAGATCCTGGAAGAGACACCGGTGGACGATATCATTTTAAATGATCCGCAAATATCCTTTAATAAAGATTTAAGAACAAACTTTTAAAATATAACTGATATGGAAATAGAAACTACCAGAGAGTACAGACAGAAAGTACTGGATGCCCTGAAGGAGGCAAGAGAACTCTTCAGTGGCAGTAACGGTGAATTTGCCAAGAAATACGGACTTAATCAGGGTATCTACAGTGAGATTGTCAATGGAAAGATCACTGCGGATACCGAAAAGAAGATCGGTCACAGAAAATGGCTGTCGGTTGGCCGGTTGCTGGGAGTAACCGCTTCGGAGCGTATGTGGAGAATGGCCCGTACGGATGTATTTAATATGATTGAGCAGTATGTGGATTTCTGCAAGGAGTATTCCAAGGCGATGATGTTCGTGGACGAATGCGCCATCGGCAAGACCTATTCGGCTCTTTATCTTTCCCGTAACCGCAAGAACTGTTTTTATCTGGATGCCACGCAATGTCGCAGCCGTCGCTCCTTTATTCTTCACCTGGCGCGTTGCATCGGTTCCGACGAAGGAACAGTGGAGGAGATGGAAGACAGTATCAAGTATACCCTATGCAATATCCCTTCTCCGGTCGTGATTATTGACGAAGCCGGCGCACTGAGTTATGCGGCACTGGAGTCTCTGCATGGCCTGTGGAACGGTACGGAAAACATGTGCGGCTGGTTTATGATGGGATCTGACGGACTTCGCACGAAACTGCAGAATGGAAAGGGACGTAGCAGGAAGAATTCATTCAAGGAACTGTTCTCCCGCTTTTCCAGCAAATATTATTCGATTGTGCCTACGGGTAAGGATGACCGGCTGCTGTTCTACCGTCGGCTGATCACGGATGTGCTGTCGGTCAATGTAAGCGATAGAGAGATGGTAAAGAAAGTTGTGAATATGTGTCTTGATACGCATGGAGAGACCCTGGAAACGGGTCTGAGACGTGCAGAATCAGCATTAATACTTATGCAGGAAGGAGCTTGATGATGGAAAAGGAAGAAGAAAAGAAGCCGAAAAAGCGTGTACGTCTACTCACCATGCGTAATGTGTATGACAAGAAAATCTCCAAATTTCAATTTGACGGCATGTGGGCGGAGTATGTATCCCCTGAGCCCGAAGATCACGGGATATGGCTTATATATGGTGCGGAGAAGAACGGTAAAACCACTTTCGCGCTTATGCTGGCCAATTATCTGCGGCAAATGGGAAGAGTACTATACCTGAGTGCGGAAGAGGGTATCTCGGCAAGCATACAGGATACCTGCCTGCAGGTAGGCATACCGGAAGAATGTTCCAATATGTACATGTACGAGTACATGCCTGTTGAGGATCTATGGGAGAAGCTGCGTGACCGTCGGAGTGCCAAAGTTGTGTTTATTGACAATGCCTCCTATTACAAGGATGAGCTGATGAATAAGGAGTATGGATTACTTAAGCTCATCCGTAAATTTCCGGAAAAGCTGTTCATTATTCTTGCTCATGAGGAAAAGGGAAGACCACATAATGCCGCTGCGCGACAGGCTTCGAAGCTGGCAAAAGTAATCTTCCATGTGCAGGGTCTGGCTGCCGAAGTAAGCGGACGTGTGGGGAACAATGTAGGAAAGAAGATTCCCATTGTCGAAGAGAGAGCCCGGTTGTATCATGGTAACGAATTAAATGGCAACGATTATGAGTAATAACAAACCTTCCCGCCTGGTGTTTTATGCCACCAATCCTCAGAAAACCTTGCTTCATCGCCTTAAACGACAGGCTGGCATGAGTGAGGATGATTACCGTACAATGATCTATGATGCCAGCAACGGTCGCACTGATTCATCCAGACAGCTATATAAGTATGAAGCTACACAGTTGATCAAAAGGTTACTTGATCCGCAAGGGGTGAACGAGGAACGCCAGGAGGAACAGGCGAGAGTCGTGGGACAGATATTCGGTATATCTATGCACATCGGTATTCTCAACAAAGATTATCGTAGCGATGATCCTGAAGAGATTGAGATGAACAAGGCAAAGATCTCCTCCTTTCTGAAAAGACGTGGAAGCATCAAAAAGGATGTAAGCCGGCAAAATTTGGAGGAATTAAAAGAGACTTTAAAGCAGTTACAAACGATTAAGAAAAAGGAGGGAAAATGAAATGGATCTATAGCCTGATGATTGTCTCCTGTGTTATCGAAATCATCATCACGGACGATCAGATAATAAGGTGCTGGGCTTTCAGTTGCCTGTTCTGGGTACTGATCGCTTCCAGGAATAATAACGACAACGACAGAAACAAGAGAAATCAACATAGTATTAATTATTAAAATCAATTTTTATGGTAAAGACAAGAGTTAAAAAGACGATTATTACCGGTGTGACAAGTGAACAGGTAGAAGCGGCATTGAGCGAATTCTCGCAGGCTGACTCAAGAATTCAGAAGATCACTGCTGAGATGGAACTGAAGATTACTGCCATCCGTGACAAGCATGCGGAGGAACTGGCAGAACTTCAAAAGAAGAAGGATGACTCAATGGAGATCCTTCAGGTATTCGCTACGGAAAATAAAGAAAGCCTTTTCTCTAAAACAAAGAGTTACAAGAGTGCTCATGGAATTTTCGGATTCCGCACAGGAACTCCCAAGATCAAGCAACTGAAAGGTTTTACAAAGGAATCTGTGCTTGCTTTGGTAAAAGCTATTCTTCCGGATTATATCCGCACAGCGGAAGAAGTCGCGAAAGACCGCCTGCTTGCTGACCGTGATAAGGAAGAGGTAGCAGAGAACCTGTCTAAATGTGGTATGGTTGTAGTACAAGATGAAACATTCTATGTGGAACCCAAGAAAGAGGATCAGTCGTCCTAAATACTCATATGCTCCCATCGGTAGCCGGTGGGTAGTTTATCATTGGGAGGAGATAGGGGATATCTGCACGGCAGACAAGGTGGCTGAATTCCCCACCAGTGAAGAAGCGCGCAAAGAATGCTATCGGCTCAACGGCTGGAAATATGAAGAGCCTGAGAAGAGAAAGAATAACCTCAAGTATTAATAATTTAAATTTTTACATTATGAATGAAATTTATTGGATGACCGTAATTGGTAACCTGTCCACTGTATTGACAGTCGTATGGATCGTAGCTTTGATAATTGCCGTTATCATGCTGATTGTTTTGTTGGTATCGGAAGGTGATGTAATCGAGGATGAGGATAACGCACACACATTCTTCAAATGGTTGAAACGCATTGTTGTCTGTGGTGTAATAGCGGCGATGGCGAATATCTTTATTCCGACGACCAAACAGCTGCTTTATATCTATAGTGTTGGCGGCACGATTGACTATATCAGGAACAATGATACGGCAAAGCAGCTTCCGGACAAGTGTCTCAAGGTGCTTGACCGTTTTGCGGATAAATATATTGACGAACCTAAAAAAAGATAAATAATTATGGGAATGCACACGTGGTTTGAATGTAAAATCCGTTACGAGAAAGTCGTTGAAAACGGAATGCAGAAAAAAGTAACAGAACCTTATCTGGTAGATGCCCTCAGTTTCACGGAGGCGGAAGCAAGGATAATCGAGGAGATGACTCCCTTTATCTCCGGAGAGTTTACAGTATCGGACATCAAGCGTGCCAACTACAGCGAAATTTTCCCCAGCGACGCCGAATGCGATGACCGCTGGTTTAAATGCAAGTTGTGCTTCATCACATTGGATGATAAGAGTGGAGCAGAGAAAAAGACGAGTACTTATATGCTGGTACAGGCTTCGGATCTGGGACGGGCGAAGGAGAACCTTGACGCCGGCATGAAAGGCACAATGGCAGACTATCAGGTAGCCTCGGTAGTGGAAACAGCTATCATGGACGTATATCCTTATACAGCCGACAAAGATGCCAAGCCTGAATTTTCGGACGAGAAAGAGAAAGAATGAACAGTTCAAAGGTAGTTGTAGTCCTGCTCATTATATGTGGGCAGGACTCCCATAACGATCCGGAAGAGATGGTGAGCAAGGTTGACATAGAAGATGATCTGTTGCAGATTAAGATACGGGACATCGAGTATGAGATAGATTCCTTCAGGCAAGAGGAGAATAAACGAATGCGCTACGGCTGGCATACGCGTGACAAGCCTTTCCATCCGCAAGATTTCAAACGAGAGATCACCTGGCATCGCATCAGGAGCCGATGCTTTTAAAGACAATTAAATAACCATTTAAAGAACAATCTATGAACTTAAAAGAAAATAAAGACAAGAAGCCGATGGAGATTATTCTGGAAGAGATTTCTAAAGTGACGGGAGTATCAAAAGATCTGATCCTCTCTCGTTCGAGGAAGCAGGATGTGGCTGATGCAAGAATGCTATTCTGCTACATGGCTCGCAAGGAAGGTTACCTCCAGCGTGAAATAGGAGATTTTGTCGGACTAGTACACTCACGTGTCTCTGCGGCCTATTATGATGTAAGACTTAGAAAAGAGAAGTTCCGTCCACTTATCGGCAGATTACCCGGGTGCGGAACGGGAGGTGTCTAGCAGCAGTATGTTTGGCTGTCTCCATGCGGGCGGAGAAGCCCGGAAGAGACTATAGGAATCGCTTCAGGCAGAGCAAACCGCTTGAAGGTATATACTTCACCGACTTTGTCAGAGAAGTGCTTGAAAAGAGAAGCAGACGCAGGTCTGAGCATTATGCAGCCGTTTATGATGCAATCATCAGACATATAGATAATTTTTCTGTTGAGTTTGGCTGTGACATATTCACCAATTCTGTTACGGAGGAATTCCTGGATGATTTCATCGTTTATCTCGAAGATCAGGGATTACGGCATAATACAATCGTTGGATACATTCAAAAGATTCAGTCGCTCGTCAGAAAGGCTTTGCAATACAATTATGCGGTTGACAGTACTTATGATGAGATAGACTTAAGGGAAGAGCCGACCAATACCGTCTTCCTGTCAATGAATGAGATTACGAGGATATATTACTATAAATTCGGGAAACAGGATAAAAGGAAAGCCAGGGAAAGGATACGTGATCTGTTTGTCATAGGATGCCTGACAGCTCTGAGATATTCCGATTATTCGACATTAACCAAAGATAACCTGAGAGATGGATACATTATAAAAAGAACTAAGAAAACCAATGTGGATGTCAAGGTACCGGCTCACGACTACATAAGGGAGATCTTTGAGAAGTATCAGGGCCGTATTCCCGGAGGATTATGCATTCAATACTTCAACAAGTATTTGAAAGTCATAATGAAGGAGATAGGATTAACAGATAAAATAACCTATTCCTATACTAAGGGAGGAAAGTTGGTTACAGTGACAAAAGAGAAATGGGAACTGATCAGTAGCCATACTGCAAGAAGAAGTGCTGCTACCAATATGTATTTGACAGGACGTATGAAAACATTGGAAATAATGAGACTGACAGGACATAGATCCGAGCAGAACTTCTTCCGGTATATCCGTTTGACTGCAGATGATACTGCCAGATCGATTTCAGGGGATTTTTTTTGGAGAAAGTAAATAAACGTAGACTAATCAAAACATAATGAAAACAATTGACTCAATTATCATTCACTGCTCGGCAACACGCGCCGGGCAGGATTTACGTGCAAAGGATATAGATCGTATGCACAAACAAAGAGGATTTAACCAGATCGGTTATAATTTCGTGGTCGACCTTGATGGTCATGTAGAGAATGGACGTCCACTTTCTATTGATGGAGCTCATTGTAATACAAAGGGATTTTCCGGTGTATCTTACAATAAACACTCAATTGGTATCTGCTACATTGGTGGTTTAGATGCGAGTGGAAGACCAGCCGATACTCGTACTCCCGAGCAAAAAGCGGCATTACGTGGACTTGTGGCGAAATTGTGTAAAGAGTATGATATCATCGAGTTACTTGGTCATCGGGATACTTCACCTGATCTGGATGGCTCAGGTGAGGTGGAACCGGTGGAATTTATCAAGGCATGTCCCTGCTTTGACGTGCGTTCAGAGTTCTCTAATTTCTTACGCAATGTTGTTGTGAAAGCAAAATAACCCTCAATACAAATCAGAAAGGAACTAACTATGGGATTTACAACACCATGTTTTATTAGAAAAAATACGGAGGAACTCCGTAAGAAGTTAGAAGATATAGGGTATAAAAACGCAGGTTCCTCAAATCATCACGATATAATATATACAGATACTGAACATGGAGTATATTTCACAACGTTCGCATCCAATATTACAGATGATGAGGTTGCGTATGATTGCAAATATAATAGAACCCTGTTCCTTGCTATTGCCGCACTGAGAGATGATACTGATAACAACCAAATGTTTATCAACGGCAAAGGAGATTGGGGTATATATCGAGACGGTTCTGACGGTGGATTATCGGGCATAGACTTTTATGGAATGCCTAACGACCTTAATGTGGACAATTATCATAAGGCTACAGTAGAAGAGCTAATAGAACACTTTAAAGGAAAGGAGGAATCATGCCATCATTTATAGCTCAACAGCCCAATGGTTTTTTCTGTCGCTTCAGCACAATTGTTGATACAGTGACTAACATTAACATGACAAGGGAAGACTATATAAACCTTTGTAAAAAGGAATTTGGAGAAGTGAAGGGTGAACAAGAAGCTCTAGATGTATTGAGTCATTATCTTAGACCTTTCCAGGATGTTTTAGATTGCTACACCCCATTAAATGATTCAGTCGAAGAGTTTACACAACGTCTTAAAGGAATGGGATATGACGGTCCCTTTGAATATAGAGAGGAGGAAATATGAAGAATATTAAAGATTTAACAATCAAAGTAACTTATCGAGTTGGGCTTGGAAATGTTGAAGTCCCTGACGAAGTTTATAATGAATTAGCTAAAGCCTATGATGAAGGTGGTGATGTACCTGAATGGGATGATGAGCTTGAAAACGCAAAAGAATGGCTTAGTGATAATATTCGAGAAGCGGATGCAATGGAATGGGAATATGAGATTGATGATTTTCAAAATGAATAATTAAAAAAAATAAATTATGAAACAGACATTAGAAGAAGCCGCTAAACAAGGAGCTGAAGGATATAATATAGTTGGACAAGTTATTTATAAGTCCGGATTTAAAGCTGGTGCAAAATGGGAGAAAGAACAAGCAATTGAAATCCTTTCCTCCGTTTTAGAGAATTGGGTACATGGCGGTGATGCAGACTGTATTATTGCGGAATTTGAAGAAAAATTAATGTACAAATGGTAACGAATTAAAGAGAAATGAGAAATAAAATGAGAGTATCACTTAAAAAGGCTTTTACCATATTAGATGGGAGGTTATCAACAAAAATGGACGATGTATATGAAATGCTAAATTTCATATTCTCCGAAAACCTTTATACACATCAAATTCCAACAGCTATGCGAAAGCTAAAAGAGCTTAATCCCGATTGGTTTTCAGATGGAGTAAACGTAGTTGAATCTATAAAGCAGAATTATAATACAAATGATTTTCAGGAGCTCATGGAGATTATTGATAAAGAGTTTTATGCTTATGAGATTGAGTTGGGAAAAGTTGAAGCGTTAATAAAATTTTCAGATGGATTATTCCCCGAAGAATAAATACTCAAAATAAATCAGAAAGGAACTAAAGTATGACACAAGAAAAATTCATTGCATTGTCAAAGGAAAAGGTTGCAAAATTGAATAAAGGTTCAAAAGAAGCGGAAGAAGCATGGAGAGCCGGATATCTGTATTTAGCAGAACAGCTACGCATCAGTTTCAATAACAAGACACAACTTTACTTTTTAGAAGAAGTAGAAGAAATCGTCGAGGATTCTTACGAACTTGATGAATTTGAATAACGTATAATAAAATCAATTATGAAACAAGAATCAAGCGCAATCAATCCGTATAACGGAATATTTGGGCAACAAGGTTGGATTTGTCCGAAGTGTGGAAGGGTATATTCGCCATATACTCAAATGTGTTTGTATTGCAAACCTGATAATATAACTACTATTTCTAATCTTAGCGACCTTTCTAACAAGAATGTCAGCGAAGAAGATCTAAGAGAAAATCGTAAAAGCAAATAATTTATGAAACAGACATTAGAAGAAGTTGCAAAAGAAAATATCTTGTTTAATCATAGAACGGTTGATCGTACTTTGTCAGGTGGCAACTTGGCGCAATTTGGGATAACGAATTTTATTCAAGGCGCCGAATGGCAAGCAAAGCAATCTCCGTGGATCAGCGTGAAGGATAAGTTACCGGATAATCAAAATATTGTTTTGGTGCGTGACGAATACGGTGGATTCTGTACTGCTTATCTTCACGGCCCAAAGAGTGGATTTATAACTTATGGAGAGGAGGCTTATCGCAAATTCGGAGAGATTACCCATTGGATGCCAATTCCTCCTTTTGAATCAAATGATAACGAATAACTGCGAATCTAATGAATATATAGATTTTACGAAATTTGATACTTTTGATAAAGCAAAAAAGTTCTTTTAGCATTTTGAAGATTGATATATAAATAATAACGGGCGCCCGGCATGCTAGCCGCAGCACCCGTTATATATAATAAGAAAAGTCAGTCCTTTTTTAATGAAGACTAAGTGTTTCCTTCCAGTCTTCCTTTTATCTGTTCTTCGGTGAATCCGAATCCGGCAGCAAACTGTTTGAATTTCTCCTTCTGCTTCTCAGGAAGAAGTGCATACAGGCTTTCAAACGGTGTCGCGCTTTTGATTGCTTTTTTTAATTCTTTTCTTTTCATATGAGTTCCTGTTTTTTATGTTTGCAACAATCGCAGTCACACAGCATCAGCCTTGCCTTTTCGAACATCAGCTGTCCGATCTCCCCTGAAAGGTAGCAGATCTCCTCTCCCCACGGATCGATCCCCAGCGCTGCCGCTATATGCGCTTCCAGATGCTTGCGTTCGTGGTCATAAGAGTTCTGAAACTGTGCGGCGGAAGAGGTGATGCCTATGACCATTACTGTCTGACGTGTGCCGTAATTGGAATAGGTGAGCCCGGTGTCGGGCTTTCCGGCGCTAAGGTTCTCGTATGCGGTCTGTAGATCATCTCCCCGACATCCGATATCATAAAGCCTGCCCATGATCTCATCCGTATAGTAACAGTCCACGGCATAATAGACCTCGACCTTCCAGTCGTATTTGCTTATGTCGAACTGCTGCCGGATCATAGCATCTCATCCCATTCTACCGGTTCACCTGCCCGGCACATCTTTGCATACCACATGCACATTACCATTCCGTCAGGCGCATCAAAATCATCGATGGTGTCCTTGACGTAAAGTGCCAGGCGTGCATCATCCGCAACGGATGATTTCAGATAATCCGCCTTTCCCATGTTGGCTACATACACATAGTCGTAGAGTGTGTTGTTTTCCACCCTTACGCCGTTCTTTGCCAGCAGCTCATCGACTTTATCCTTGCTCAGGGGCTCGATCTTCTCACTCTTTCCTGTTGCGGGATTCATTTTTCGCATAAGCGAGACAGCGAATTCGCACAGCTTCTTATTGAAGTGCCAGCCGTAATTCTTCAGATAGGCCGTCATTTCTCTGGGACGGTCATCATGTATATCAAGAGGTTCCTTTACCTTGCTCATAATGTATTCAAATTAAACGGGATGACGTCTGTCCGCCATCCCGAAGAGTTAAACAATCAGCGGTATCTGGAGTATCTTCCCGTTCCCGGTACTCCACGGCGTTGTCCCATGTCCCCGCCATAACGGTTTCCGTATCCACCGCCACGATTTCCATAGCCACCGTATCCGCCACGCTGTCCCATGTCGTCATACTCGTCGTCATAGTCATCGTAATCATTACGCTGTCCCATGCCGCCTCTGCTCTCGGAGATCTCCTCGATGCACTGCATGAGCTTGCCTCCATACTTGAGCATCTTCTCAGCGTAGTCGCTCATCTTCTCGACCTTGCTGTCTTCTATTTCGATCATCATCATGTCTGTTGTTTTTTAGAATTGTTACTACTTGCCTTTTCCGCAGGTTTGAGCAGTTCGGCCATCATGGCCTTCAGTTCCGATATTTCCTGCCTGAGGGCTTTATTCTCCGCATCCTGCCGCTGCCTTTCGGCCAGTTCGGGATTGAGAGTTTCCATCATCCGGTTGCATGATTCCACCACCGTGCGGTGATAGTCTATGCTCTTGAGTATTTCCAGGGATCTGGTCCTCATTGCCGTGACCTCGGAATTCATCGACTCCCGTGATCCGGAGATCACCATGTTTCCTCCTCCTGGGAAATTGGCATCCGCGATATCCGCGCCTGCGGGTATCTTCTGAAAAGTGACGGTCTGTTCTCCCACCTTAACGGTGATATCCACCACCATTCTCATGGGCTGTCCGAACATCATCGGCTGTTGTGCCGCCTCGGGCACGGGAGCGGATACTCCCACAACCGATCCCGTCTCAACAAAGGGTGTTCCGTCCTTGTGCAGGATATAGAACTGATTATTTACTCTTAAATTTTGGAAAGGCATATTTTCTTCTCTTTGATAAGGCGGGATTTCTCCCGCCTGTAGTTTATACTACTCCGGTCATTATCTGCAGGGTGTTTGTTGTCCTGTCGAACCAGAATTCATAGACTCCCGTTCCGGGAATATCAGCTACCGTGAGCGCTTCTCCACCGTATTTGGTCACCGCCTGAGTCACCCCGTTCGTTTCAAAGAGTACCGGCAGTGTGCCTGTAGTTCCTGTGGGGATTTCCTGTCTGAGGTCAATGAATATGGTTCCTCTGTACCAGGCGTTGACAAAAGAGTGGTTGGGGAAGGAGAACACCGCATTTTCTGCGGTCACATTCACGCCGGATGTGGCAATTGCCGCCGATCCGCGGCGGTTAACGAATTGAAAGGGAAATGGCATAGTTACCTCCTTTCTCCGGGTCAACCCCAGAATCCGTTACCTGCTCCCAAACCGATACCGTATCCCAATCCGTATTGCGCGGCAACACAGGTCGGTACGCCTACCACCGGACTATACGGAACCTTGGCCACTTCGGGCTGGTTACATTCGATCTTGGCCAGACGTGAGCTCAGGTCGCTCAGCGCAGCGTTGACAGGAGCGATGGTTTGTGCCGATACTTGTGCGAAGTATGCGTTCTGATGTTCCTGTGAAAGCTGGTTAAGCAGCGTGCTGTTTCTCTCGCGCAGGGTGTCGATCTTGTCCAGCAGTGCCTGGTTTTGCATCGCATCCAGCTTGCTGATGATCGCGTTTGTGTTGGTTGTGCCGGCATCACGCAAGGCAAGCGTGTTCTGGTTGGCCGTGTTCACCAGGGTGTTTGTCTGATTGCAGACAGACAGCTGGTTCTCATAGCCCATCTTGGTGATGTTGTTGTTTGTCTCGCAGCAGCACTGACAGATCTGTGACTGGATGGCATTGTTACCCTGCATGATCGCTGTAACGATCTGGTTGGTATTCATGCCCATCTGGTTTCCGATGTTACAGATCTGCATGCCCAGTCCGTTAACGGCTGCCATGACAGCGTCGGAAGAGGTGTTCAGGGCGGTTGCAAGAGACTGGATGTCAAAACCGTTGCGTTGCACGGCCTGCATGATCACAGCGGTATTCGCATCGTTCTGCACGAACGGCACTACGCCTCCCTGACCGTTACCCATCATTCCTCCACGGGCGCCACCGAGGCCTCCCGCGCCACCCCATCCCATCAGGATAAAGAGAAGCAGAATAGCAAACATGTCGTCTCCCCATCCGTTTCCGTTACGGTTGTTTCCACCGCCCATCAGGGCCAGGATGTTGGGGTCTACACCTCGTTGCTGCATCAGAGCCGGAAGCATGGCCAGAACGCCGTTGGTACCGCCTCCTGAGTTTCCCCCTTCGGGGAAAACAAATGTTCTTGATTCACTCATAGTTGTATTTGTATTTGTAGTTCCGGTCACTATTCGACCGTGCTGCAAACATACTCATCTGTGACAAGCTGCTCTAACGGATGTTTCCGACCTGTTTCCGAAGTTTTTCCAAAATAATCCGGACCATTGGCGAAGTGATGTTCCTGCTCATTAGGTACCGCACGCAACGGGATGTCTTGCGGATGCAGGCGGCGATCTGCTCGGGATACATCCCGGCTTCACTCAATAATATAACGATGATGTGTCGAGCATCGGTAGTCTCTGTATCACGTTGTGGACCAAGGATTCTGTCTCTTGGAACTTCCGTCTCCTGCTCTGTCAGAGACAGCACTTTGAAGAAAAATTCACTCTTGCACATAATTTTCTGATTTTTATTCTTACTTTTGTGCACCCCATTACAACAAATGCACATTATTCGCGTTAAGGACTTTGGCCCTCAGCGTGCGGATAATGTGCATTTATCTTTTTGTTTTGTGATGGGGATCAGAAAACGGAAGCGTTGAGGGCTTTTTTATAATTCCCTCCTTATAATTGGATATTTATCTAGAAATCATTACTTTTGTCATTGAGGTAAAAAGTTTTTCAAGATTGTTTTTAATTGTTTTCAGGTATGAAGAAATCCAGAATGAATACTCCGGGACGGAGCTACGTTCACCGTGTATCGTCTATCGTGCGCATCTATGACGAGCATTCCCGTGACGGCCTGTCGAACCGGGAGATCCTAAGGCGCTATATATGGCCGGAGTTCAGGATCTGCGAGCGCACCTTTTACAACATCATCAATGCCAGTGCCGATGACCGTATCATTTCCAAGCAGAAGGAGATGCAGATGAGTCTTTTCTAGAGTTTCTGCGTAACGCGGAAAGTGTATTCCTCGATATCCTCTATCAGTTCTGAGTGGTTATGATTCGTATCGCTGGCGGTACGCCGGAACATATCGAAGAATACGCTGCCGTCGTTTCCCAGGAAGTTATGCAGATGTCTGCTGATCTTCTCCAGCAGACTGAAACGCTCCAGTGTCTGCTGCTGATATTTGCTTCCTTTCCTGGAGGAACCTTTCCAGTCGGTGACTATATGCAGCCTGATGGGAACAGTTGCCGTCTGCGTGGCGGCAGAGAGCATTTGCCATTTGTAAGGCATGAACTCAAGGAATACCGCAGGGCGGGCAAAAGGTTCTTCCTCCTCAATAAAATCCACCTGCTCGTTCCACAGGTCGTAGGTTTTGACAAGGGCCTCTCCCTTATCGTCCGTCAGTCCTTCCAGGTGTTTCTGGAGCTGTAAAAAGAAAAAACTTCTCATGATATTTATAATTAGTCGTTAAATACTTCCTTGATATTTTCCCTGGCTATTTCCTGCAGCAGTTTCTCCAGATCCGGGTGTGTGCCTATGAACTGCCGGCGGGGAATGACAATTTTGCTGCCGACCTTCTTTAAGGCCATTGCCCGGTAAAACTCCGCATCCGAGGACAGCTGCCGGTTTTTCCTGGTCCTGCGCAGTTCTCCTTTCAGAGTATATCCCATTTTGCCCATAGCTTCCCTGTACTTGATCCAGAAATATCCTTTCATCCTTCGGGTAACGGTAATGGTTCCACCTTCGTTGTGTATCCTGGCATAAGGAACGGACGAAGTAAACGCTACTCCCTTGTTGTCTTCCATGATCTCAGCCCGTATGCTTTTGCGGAGCGTTCCTGACTGCTGCAATATTCCCCGAGTCTCATCCTGAGCGTACCGTCTTCTTTTCCACTTCTCGGTAAAGAAAGCCTCCCGCTGGAAGTTCCGGTCGAACTCCTCCTTAGCTTCCGTCTTGATGTCCTTCAGGGTAAGACGGATGTAGCGGTTGATCCGTTGCTGCAGTTCCCTGATCACCTTCTTTGTATCTTTTTCAGCCATTTTCTCCTCCTTTCGCTTGTTTACGCACGATCCTGCATGCCCGGCAGAGCTCATTGTCCGATCCTTTTCCATTGCAATCAGTACATCCCTTTCTCGTATAGGGATTGTATGCCGGAAAAGTGGTCATCTGCCTGCCCGGATTGAAACGCATCATCTCCTGGTATTTACCGGCGGTCGCCTGCGATCCCAGGTTCATGGCCTGTTGTTCGTCACTTTGCGGGTATTTGCTTTTTCTCACCTGCTGTACCACGCATCTGCAGCCGAAACCGTTGGGCGGGAAATACCAGTCCCAGAACTTGCTGGTAATCGGGAGTGTAATCCCTTCCAGCAGCTGATGACTCTTACGTACCCGCTCGTCACCCGCAGTCCGGTATTGTAGATTGTAACGATCCCCATCCTCCTGGAAATCCTTCTCGAAATCTTTCCATTGCGCCGCCATCAGCGCTGCCGCGCCGGCGAAGTTATACTCCGTCTTCAGGTAGGAACCGTTATACGTATTGTTGATCTTTTGGACGTCATTTAAAAACCGTTCAAACGGCTTTTTATTCCCTTTTTCATCCAGCAGGGAAGGAAACGCCTCATTGAGCTCATGAAAGGTCTTGATCCCGCTGAATACATAGTTAGACTCCTTGAGCCGCTCGATGCTCACCTCATCCAGGGGAACTTCCCGGATCGAATAATCCACCGCTCCGTCCAGCAGCGTGGCGGTCTCACGGATAAAGTTCCTCACCTCCTCCTCTTTCAGCATCTCTGGGGAGAACTGCTCCTGCCGGTGCAACCATGCCATCAGCAGGATGAATGCCGCTTCGATGGAAGAGGTGTCGACTTCTACCGTATCATTCTCTTCCTCCTCTTTCTGAGCCAGAGACAGGGAAGCGCTCTCATATACAAGCCTTGCCCTCTCATGCAGCCCCGCATAATCAGCGGGGCCTAGTCGAAAAAAGGCTTTACCAACTGCTGGGTCGTTTCCCTACGTGCCTTGACGGGCATCTGGTACTTCTCAATAATGTATTTCGGGTCCACCTCATAATGATTCATGACCATCGTTTCGTATGCCACCTGCTGTTCTGGAGTATAGGTCACGCTGTCATCCCATTCGAATCTGCATCCCTTCACCGGGAATCCGTGATAAATCATACGTGGGATCAGCTGCCAGTTTACCAGATCCCGTATCATATCGGCATCCTTGTTGATCAGGTTATCCAGCATGTTCTCATGCACCTTCGACTGCGAGAGCGAGGCTCCGTTGTCAACAGTCATGGTCTGTGTCAGTATCGCCTTACTCAGTTCCGAGTTACACCGTTCGATCCGTCTGTCATACACATTATAGGCGTCACCGCGTGTGGATTCCTTGATATCTATCGTGGTCCCTTCTGGAAAGAGTCCGTAGGATGCCGCTCCCATGTTACGCAGCAGCTTCTCCAGCTTGTCAAACTCCTTTGGATCGCGGCTGGTGGTTGTTCCGATGCGCAGCGGTATGCCGAAGATCTCGCCGAACATGTCCCAAAAACTGGCCATGTTTTTCTTCGGGATGGTCTGCAGCGCACATTTGAGATAGAGTCCCAGATCATGTGTGCCTCCGGCCTCCGTTACGTTCCATGACACAGCTCCCGTCCGGTAATCGAATCCCGACTGCCATGTATCGTTCTCGCTGCGGATGATTACGCCGAACTCCGGAATGACATGTGTGCGCGGCACCAGTTTGATGTGGCTGAATACCGGCTTGTCATCCACCATGATCACCGGCCCGAGTTCGATGAGTGAGTTGCCCTGATAGATACTCTCCAGGCTGAGTCTCATCCATACCTTGAACCAGGGAGCTTCGAAAAGTTCCTTGGCGTTATCCATATCGTTTCCATTCCTGTCCGTGATCTTGAATCCCTTGTTCATTACGAATCCCGTCCGCTGTTCGACGCACCCCGTGAGATGTCCGTCCACATCCACATCCGTGTAGATATTATAGAGCTTCGTGCGTCTTGGCTGCTCTACGTTGATGGCCTGCTGCCATGCCCACCGCCATGACTTCAGGTCATTACGTGTGAGGTTTTCCGTCTGCAGCTGCAGTTTGACAGTCATATCCTTTACCCTGCGACGATCCGCCGGACGTGCCAGGTCTATGTTCCCGAACGGGATGTTTCCTTTCTTTTTATTTCCCATGTCTTACCAGATATAATTGTTTCTGACTCCCTCGCCTGTGCGGATGGGATTGTGGTAATCCTCCTCTCCGTTCGGTCCGGTAACGGTCGGAAGGTCAAGCATCACTGCGGAGGACTGTACCGCCTCGAGCCATTCCACCTGCCGGCTGTATTGCTTCTCGTACTTCTCCCAGCTCATCCGGGAGGGCAGACTGAGCACCATCCTGTAGAGCGCTATATCCGTCAGACATCCGACGAGCGCCATGTTTCTCTCATTATCTTCTCTTGCGAAAGCGGCGTTCACGTCATACCTTGCCCTCAGATATCCGGCCGCAAAGTCCATAGCGAACTTCTCCGCCGCTTCCCGGTTCTCCGGCTTGCTCTGCTGAACAATATCCAGGGCATTTTCTCCGATATTGATATAATCCTGATCCGTGATATACATAGTGATATAGTTAAATGATTACCATCTTTTCTGGGGTGGCTCCCTGACCCCAAGACGAGGTGGCAGCGTATCCTGCCGTACCTGTTTCTGCAGCTTGTAGATCGCACCCTCATCTGCGTCCGGAGAATCGTCATGTGCCCGGCTTCCCTGTTCGAAGGAGAGTGTCTGGTCAATGGATGTCTTCATATCGGCATCATCCTTGTACTTGATATTGTACCATACGAATCCTCTTTCCCACAGGGGTGATATGGCTTCGATACGTGCGAACTTGTCGGGCTTCTTGCGGGTGTCCGGCATGATGGGCAGCTGGTATCCTCTCAGGTCTCCTTCCCGTTGGAACTCGTCGAGTATGGTATCCTGCATGAAGTTGGCCTCCATGTAGAAGGATACGGCACAATCCTCCGGAAGTGATTCGTACAGGTCATAGAGCCAGCGCACCATTTCACCTACGCTGCATTGCCGGCAGAAGGCACGTATGCAGTGCAGTTCCCTCGGGGATGCCGTCTTGAGTCCTCTCTGGGGTCGTCCCCACATCTTGCACGCCTTGTAGTCGTTCTTTCCGGTGCTTTTCCAAGAAGGGTCGACATAGACAACGATGCTCTCATAGTATTTCAGCTTGAGCATCCGTCTGTACTTGATCCACCTCTCCTGGAATACGGCTCCTTCGGTGATGGGATTGTTCATGTACTCCTTCTGGAAGGAACGGTATCCCATGAATTCCTCGAGTCCCTTGAGGTATTCGGTTGTATATCTTTCAGGCCACGCGGGATTGCCGTTCTTGTCAAAGGCATTCACCGAGCTGGTATGTACCGTGCGACTGTCGATGATCCTCTGCAGCACGCTGTTCTTGCCGATCAGGTTGCCGACCATGACAAAGCGTCCTCCTTTTCCTCCGAAGCATCCGAAGAGGGCTTCCTTGATCCATTTGGTCATTTCCCGTACACGGGCCTCGCTGCGGCACATCTCGTCATCATCAAGGTCATCCACAACGATATAATCCGGACGCATCTCGCGGAACCGGAGTCCGCGCGGTGACTGTCCTCGTCCTCGTGAGAAGAAGGCGCAGCGGTCTTTGGTGACAAACTCGCCTTCCTGCCAGCAGCCGGCATTGTACTGTTCACCAAAATCCTCGATGATGTACTGGTTGGATTGCAGTTCCATCTGCAAGTCTCCCAGCAGGGCATCGGCATTGTCTTCGCTCTTGCCCACAAGCACCATCACGTGTAGCATGCCGTTGAATTTCAGCCACAGCGGTACACCGATGTCCAGGTGGACGCTCTTGGCATGCCCTCTCGGCCATTTGAATACAGCCCGGCAGTTGGAATTGTTATAAAGATAGCGGGCCGCGTCATTCTGGAACCTGGCGTTAGGACATTCGCAATAATGCTTCAGATAACGCTGACAGAAATAGTTGTAGTCTTTCAGGGCACGGGCAATGTTGCGTTTCTTCTCTTCCGGGGTCTCGATGCGCTTGTCCGATGTCAGCCGTTTGAGTCTCTCGCTCTGCTGTAGCCAGCGCTTATAAGCGTCTTTTCTTTCCTGTTCGGTCATATTACTTCTTTATAAAAAATGGTGAGATAAAGTCATCATGCAGCCTATGGAGTATCATCACTACTTCATCGGGCAGTTCCGGGTATTCTTTTCTGTGTTCCATCAGCCAGTCTTCAAACCGTATGAAGGCTTCCACGTAGTGTATGATATTGGTGCTCTTGTCCATTTTTTCGATAGCGGCGGCCAGCTTTACCAGATCGTCGGCTATCTTCTTTCTTTTCAGGTACTCGTCCGGATTTTCAATGGCGTCATTGACAATGGAGAGGATCTTCTGCGTGATCTCCTCGCGTGTCATGCCATAGCATGCCTTGAGCTCTTTCCATCCCTCCTGGTTGATCCATCGAGAGAGTGTCTGCCGCGCTACTGCGGTAAGTTCGAGGATGCGTTCTACAGGGACGCCCTTCAGGTAGAGCGCCTTCGCCGTTTCTTTGGATTTATGTTCCGTTCTTGCCATACCGGTCGTTTAAAATTTGAGACAAAGATGCGCATCTCCGGGGCGGATAGAAAAAAATGACGTAGCGATTGCATACAATGACGTACGGGCTGCACAGTTGCAGGAAAAGGTTGCATAGTTTTTTTGAAGAGCTTTCTCTCCGGTATAAGTTTGTGACAAAAAACAGATGCAATGGGCGAGAGAATCCGAATATCGAATGAGACATTGAACCAGTATGGTACGTGGGTAAAGACAGATGGTGTCGACCTGTCACAGTACGAGCGCAATCCTATTCTTTTGTGGATGCACCAGAGAGGTGTCATCATCGGAATGATAAAGGACATACGCAGGGAGAACGGTGAGATTACCGGTGAGCCTTATTTCGATGAGGTTCGTGAAGAGTCGAAGCTGGCCAAGCAGCAGTGGGAAAAAGGCACACTGCGGATGGGATCACCCCATTTTGAAATACTGGAAATGTCCGAAGATCCGGCGCTGCTCAAACCCGGGCAGACCTGTCCGACCGTTACCAAGTCCCGTCTGGTGGAATACAGTATGGTGGACATCGGCGGCAATGACGACAATCTTCGCCTGGTCTATGAAGGAAAGGAACTCAAACTCAGCAGGCAGGAGGGTGCGCACAGTCTTCCGCTGCTGAAAAACAATAATCATCCAAAAACATTACCTCAAATGAATGAAGAATTGAAAGCAGTCGCCCTGATGCTGGGCCTCACGGATGCCGCAACGCTGACAGACGTGCAGAAAAAGATCAATGTGGTTCTGGAATATCAGAACGCTAATGCCCGGCTCATCTCCGAGAAGGATAACCTGCAGAAAGAGCTGGACAAGTTGAAGCTCGCGGGTGTCACTACGCTGGTGGATACCGCCATTGCCGAAGGCAAGATCGGTGCCGACAAGAAAGAACATTTCATCACGCTGGGCAAGACGGTAGGAGCCGAATCTCTCAAACTCACCTTTGATGCGATGAACGCGGCCGTGCGTCCCACAGCCATCCTTGCGGGAGGAAAGACGTCTTCCGCCGCTTCCGCAGGCGTCTACGAGAAATGGGAGGATGTACCGGAAGCAGAACTCAAACTGATGCGTTCTGGCGACCCAGAACAGTACAAGCGCCTGTATAAGAAACAGTTTGGAGTGGACTGTCCGCAGCTTGTTTAACCAATAACAATATTAAAAAAAATGAAAAAGAAAAATGTCTTGAAATTTCTGACCGGAACGATGTTTAACGTTGTGATGGGAATTATTCTGGCTTCCATCGTTGGAATCAATCCGGCCTATGGCGCCATATCGGGAGTCGTTATTCCGATGGCCCTTACAAACTTTACACCGGTAGCTGCCGCACTGGAAGGTGTATATACTGAAGTATGGACCGGTGAACTGGTGCGACAGATGGATGCGGGACTGACCGCTTCCTTTCTGGACGGTATCCCTGATTATTCGGCAAAAGTCAACAATGAGATTATCCACCTGGTAGATGTGGGTGGCGATCCTGATGTACTGGTAAATAATACGACTTATCCGATACCGGTTCAGGATCTGGTAGAAGGTGACATCCCTATCGGGCTGGACAAGTTCCAGACCAAGGCTACTCGTGTAACGGATGACCAGCTCTATGCGATCTCTTACGACAAGCTCTCACTGGATATCCAGCGTCATGGAACCGCCATCGACCGTATCCGTTATAAGAAAGCTGCGCATGCGCTGGCTCCATATAGCCATACTGCCAAGACTCCGGTGATCCCTACCAGTGGAGAGGCGGATGCTGCCGGAAGAAAGAAAATGACCCTCAAGGACATTATTGCCCTTAAGCGTGCGCTCGACAATGCGGAGGTACCTGAAGACGGACGTCGCCTGGTGCTCTGCCCGGATCATGTGAACGACCTGCTTGAACAGGACCAGTCGTTCAAGGACAAGTATTACAACTATACCAGCGGCAAGCTGCTTAATATGTTCGGCTTCCAGATCTATACGTTCATCAACTGCCCGTATTTTACCAAAGAGGGAGTCAAGGTACCGTATACTCAGGCACCGGCCGAAACCGACATGAAGGCATCCTTTGTGTTCTATGTACCCCGCATGTTCCGTGCGCAAGGTTCTACGAAGATGTACTACAGCGAAGCTGCGACCAATCCGACCGCTCAGGAGAGCCTGGTAAACTTCCGCCATTACTATATCGTGCTGCCGAAGAAACAGGAAGCGATTGGAGCCATCTACTCGTGGGATGGAACTACAGCACAGAGCAAAGAACAGACAGCACCCGCAGAAAAACGCTGGGCTCAAGTAAGACGTGAAGCAGCTGCCGCTAAAGCAGCCGAGGCAAGGGAAGAAGGTGGGCAATCATCGGAATCCGAGGAAGAAGAAGCCGTGTAATCACCTCTCATTGATTCGTCATGGACTGGAGTACCGTACTTACCCTTTTGCAGGACTGGTTTGCTCCTACAGGGATAGTCGTCATGGCCATCGGATGGTGGCGTGACCGCAGGCTGACGAAGGTCCGTGCGGTCAAGGAAGATGAAGGCGTGTATCACCAGCTGTATGACGACCTGTCCTCGACAACTCTGGAATTAAGTGATCAAATAAGAAAAGTCAATGGAAAGATCATCGTTCTCGAACAGGCGCTACGTAAGTGCCATCAGTGCAGGTATGTTGAGTATTGTCCTGCTGTTATCTTCCTGCGCAGCAAGCAGGGAGAGCCGGACAGCCATCCGCTCGGGGTCTCTTCAGCGGAGCGAAACCGAGGTAATCACCTCCGTGCGGGACCCGATGAGGATGGCGAGCCTGACACTGGAACCCGAGCGCATGAAGATGATCGCAAGCCTCCCTGAAGGTATAGGTGTGCAAAAAAAGGAAAACGGTCTGGATCTCAGGATCGAGTCAGACGGAGAAGGTGGCCTGATGGTCACGGCACAGGCTGAAGGGAAAGAGAAGGTCACCATAGAGAGGAGTCTTACGGAAAATCAGGAAGTCACTGACACGCTGAAGGAAGAAATAACACCTGAACCCTCCTTTTGGGAGCGGGCAAAGATAAAGGTCATAGGAGTATGCCTTGCATGCCTGCTCCTTTTAATAGGAACCAGGTGGCTTAAAAGCAAATTAAAGAACAATTTAAAATCAGATTGATATGGAGAATACTGGAGCTATCTATGGAGTAAGCTCGCTTAAATATAACGGATCGGCACTTGGTCTGATTTCCGAGGACGGCATGCAGCCGGGCGGAGATTCCCCAACCAAGAACCGTATCTGGGCGGCACAGAAACGCAATGCGCCGTTTGCCGTGATCAAGGGTACTCCCGGAACCAAGATGTGGACGTTTACCCTGATTGAGCTGCTGGCCGAAAACATGGTGCAGGTCATGGGCGGAACGGCTGATGGACAGGGCAACTATACCCCTCCGACCGAGGACAAGGATGTTCAGGGTGTGTTTGACATCGGATGTACCACCGGACATACCATCCGCATCTATAACGGGCTGCTTACCTGCAACTTTGCCAACGGCATCAACTTTAGCAATGTACTGGGTATCTCGTGCGAGCTGGAGATGCAGGAGGCGGGTGAAGGCAAGCCTGCCTACAAGATCTTTGCACCCGGTGAAGTACCGCCGTCAAGTGAACTGCCTGATCAGGGATCGTAATGGATAACAAAGCTACACAGCGCCAGGCAGCTGAAATGCTGCTTGACGTTGGCATCCGCATACCGGTGATACCCCGAAGAATCTTTGGCAAACGGAAGGGAAAGTCATCCCTTGTCATGCACCGTCCACCGGCAGGAGCGATCATTAGGATTGCCCTTTGCTACCTGAAACTGGGCGTTACACCGGAAGAGATCAAGGAAATGGAGTATGATGCCCGTCTTAAGTTTATCGCGGAGAAGGGAAAGGCTGTCAGTGAGATCGTTGCCCTGTCTATTTGCACGGGATTTCTCACCGGATGGCTGTTTGTAAAGCCCGTTGCCTGGTATCTTAGATGGCGTGTACATCCTGCCATGCTTACAGCAGCGTTGATACAGCTGCTATCGGGCATAGACGTACAGGCTTTTTGCAATACTATTCCATTGGCAGCCAGGGCGGCAAAGCTGCTCGAACCAATCGGAAGCCACTAGGAGAGGATGAGTTAAAGGGTCGTAATGAAGGTCCCCATAGCATTCTCGGTATCATCGCTCAGTCTATGGAGCGGTTCGGATGTTCGAAGCATTACATTCTCTGGAAGATCAGCTATGCGGAGCTGCTGGTAATGAACATGGATGTCAGCCGGTATATCTCAAAGGAGGAGCTTATCGAAAGGGAAAAGAACCGTCGTCCGGAGACTTTTACTACAGAATATTTTCAAACAAGATTAGGAGGATAAATGGAACCCGTCAGACTGGAAATACTGCTTGATGACAAGACGCTCAAAGGGATGCGCTCGGTGGAGGGTAACCTGGGGAGTATGGGTAAATATACGGAAGCGGTCATTGCTAATCTGGAGTCTCAGCTGAAGGATCTGCAGAAGCGGTTCAAGCAAGCTATGTCCACAGGTGTGAATACCGATGCGCAGATGGCGGAGATCCAGGCTCTTGCCGGTGTTATCGAGCAGCTGAAAACGGAGCTCAAAGACCTGCAGAAGATAGGTAAGGGCAGACTTCTCAAACTTGATATCTCTCCGTATATCACTGCGGAGGTTCAGGCGCTATCTACCGCTGAGCAGAAGGTGAAGGCTATCATCGCTGCCATGCAGCGGGATCTGGACGTTCTCCGGCAGAAATCACTGGAGGCTACCGCTACCGGTTTTATCGATGAACAAGATCAGACGAGGATCAAAACACTGGAAGTCGGCATCCGCTCCCTGACGGCTGAGCTGGATAAGTATACTGCATCCAAGAACAGGTCGAACGGGACTCCTATAATGCAGGACGATCCTGCTCCCAAGCTCAACAATGTGAAGATGAGCATGCAGCAGATTGCCCGTGAGCTGCCTGCCCTCGCTATGGGGCCGCAGATGTTCTTCCTGGCTATCTCCAACAACATCCCCATGTTTACCGATGCATTGGCATCGGCACGAAAGGAATACGAAGCTCTGACTGCCGCAGGAAAGAAAGCCACTCCTGTATGGAAACAGACGCTTTCCTCCCTGTTCTCCTGGCAGACGGCAATGGCTACGGCAATCACTCTTTCTGTCGTATACGGAAAGGAGATCGGGAATTTCTTTTCTCAGATAGTGAAAGGGAAAAATACGCTGACAGATCTTGCCGATGCACAGGTGAAGGTGAATGAAAGCATGGATGCCGCCGATCTTTCAAAAAAAATTATAACCATCCGTTCTTTGCAGGACAGATGGAATGAGCTGGGAGACAACCTTAAGGAAAAGAAAGAGTTTATCAAGGATAATGCTGATGAGTTCAAGAAGCTGGATGTTGCCGTTAATAATGTAAACGATGCTGAGAACCTGTTGGTGGATAACACGGCAGCCTTTATTGAAGCCATGACCTTGAGAGCGGAAGCTGCTGCCGCGTTCAAACTGGCGTCCGAGGAAGCCGAAAAAGCATTAAAGGCACAGATCGAAATAGATAAGAGGAAAGAGAAAGGTCCAAACTTGAAGGACAAAGCGATCTCTTTCCTGTTATTTGATCCCCAATGGGTACCCGGATCATTATCTCAGAAAAAGGACCAGTCCAGAGCGGAAACCGTATGGGAGGCAGGCATCAAGAATCAGGAGGTGATCAAGAAAACGGCGGAAGAGGATGCTGAAACCTATACGTCTATATATAACAAGAAACTTATCGAAGCTGCGAAAAAGCTTAAAGCTGCCGGTATTGATGAATACGAGAAGCCGGATACCGGCAAATCCGCCCGCGACTACCAGGACGAACTTGCCGACGCACGTATAAAGGCACAGCAGAAGCTGGAAGCCGCCCGCATCGCTGTGATGAAGGACGGAATCGAAAAGAGACAAAAACTAGCCAAACAGGAACTGGAAGAAACTCTGGCCGGGATCAACAAGCAGGAACGTGACACGCTCAAGAAGATGGAGGAAGCCGAGAAGAAGCGTGGTGTCAAGTCTACTCCTGAAGAGAAAAAGGCGGTAAAAACGAATGCTCAGCAGCAGCGTCTTGTTGCCTATCAGCAATACGCAAAGGATCTTTACGCAATTGACAAGGAGTTTCAGGATAAGGATCTCAAATCCTGGATTGAATATAACAAGGAATACGGCACCTATCAGCAGAAGCGTACTGCGATCATGAAGGAGTATGCCCTGAAGTCCTCCCAGGAGGGACTCAGTGAGGATGATAAGAAGCTGCTGGCCAAGCAGCGTGACGAAGCATTGTCCGCTCTTGATTTTACAGAGCTCAAGAACGTCATCAATTGGGATGTTGTCTTCGGTAATTTGGAACGTGTGACTAAGCAGGAACTCCAGAAAGTAAAGAAACAAATCGTCTCTTTTCGTAACAGCCCGGAGTTCAAAAAGAACGCTACTCCCGAACAGATCAAGGTTATCGAGGAAGCCCTTGGTAAAATCGACGAGGAGGTCATCAACAAAGGCGGATTGTTCGGCAACCTGACCGAGTCCATACGCGACTACTCCGAAGCGGTCGGTGAACTGACCGAGGCGCAGAAGGCTTATGACGAAGCGGTAAAGAAATATGGGATAGACAGCGCAGAAGCTGAGACTGCCCGCACAAATAAGAACAAGGCGGAAGCCAAGGTCCGCAATACGGAGGGAAACCTGGAGACCTCAAAGGATAAGGCTGTTAAAAATCTGACAGCCGTCGCTGATGCAATGAACCAGCTTGGAGATGCGGATCTCAGCCTGACATCCTTTGGTAGTGCAGTCGGGTCTCTGGTTGATGTATTATCTCAGTCCGGAGAAGCTGTCGGTTCAATCATATCTGGCGTCTTGGCTATTTTTGATCAGATTGGACAAAAAGGTCTGGTTGGTTTCTTCGGTGATATTGTAAAATCACTGGGGCATACGGCTGAGAGAACATGGGGCGGCCTTGCCAATGTGCTGACCCTGGGTAAGTTTAATATTGGCGGTGCTGACTACTCCGACTATAACGAGATGGTCGACAAGTACAACAAGTTGAACGAAATCTGGGATGAGCTGATCGATAAAAAGAAAGAATATATTGAAATGTCGTACGGATCGGAAGCGGCAAAGGTTGGTCAGGAGACCCTTGATCTTGCCCAGAAAAGCCTTGAAACCTACAAGCGGCTGGGTAAGGAACGGCTAAACTCGGGAGCTTCTACCGGCTCACACTCTATCGGTGTACGCATCCGCAACAGTATGAGCCAGTACGAATGGGATCAGTGGGATGAATTTGCCCGCTCCATCGGTATGGACCCGAATGATATCGGTTACCGGATGAATGAAATCTTCAGCCTGACCGCCGACCAGCTCGAACGGCTGAAAGAAATGGCTCCCGACTTCTGGGCAAAACTCACTGCGGATGAGTCTGTAGCGGAATACCTGGATAAGATCATCGAAGGCGGGGAACGTATCGAGGAGATCCAGCAGCAGATACAGGAGCAGCTGACACAGGTATCCTTTGACAGCATGCGTGATGCCTTTTATGATACGCTCCTTGACATGGAGAGTGACTCCCAGGATTTCGCGGATGATTTTAGTGCATACCTGCAGAAGGCGATCCTGATGACCAACCTGACGGATGCCTACGACAAGCGTCTGCAGGATTGGTACGATAAGTTCGCAGACTACAACAAGGAAGGTGGGATAAATACCGACGAGTATAAGGAACTGCAAGAAGAATGGAACAAGATTGTCGAGGATGCGCTTGGCGAGCGTGATGCTCTGAAAGATATATTTGGATGGACTTCCTCCTCTTCCTCCACGCAGGAAGGAAGGGCCGGAACCATTACCTCGATGACGGAGGAGACCGCCGGCCGTCTGGAAGGAATCGGTAATGCCATGCTCGATCATGTGATCAATATCGACAACCTGATCTCCTCTACTCTTGAGATGATGGCAACAGCGATCAGCCGGATAGCGGAGAACTCGGAGTATCTCAAGCATCTTGAAACGATAGACGAAGGCATCATGGACCTGCGTCGTGGTGTAAAAATGAAAGGATAGGATTATGAAAGTAGAAGAAGGACTCTTTTATATCAACGATATCGATATGGCCACATACGGCTGTTTTCTCTGGGAGGAACATGCGGGCGATCATACCAACTATGACTCCCTGATGAAACCGCCCAAGATGAAGGAGTATACCTCCGTCAACTATCGGGAACTTGATGGGGAGGAATTGCCCAATCTGTTGCTTACCCGCTATGAGGCACGGGACATTACCCTGAAAATAGCTATCGCAGCGGAGACGAGGGCTGGATGGTTTGAGTACTACAATGCCGTGATCGCCCTGCTTAAATCCGGATGGCTAAAAATAAATGTGCCTGAGATTGGCAGGGTCATGAAGGCTTATATGAAGGAATACTCTAAATACAGCCACCTTACCAGTCTGGCTAGTACCGGTCAGCAGATCGCCGGATTTACGGTAACGCTGCGCGAACCGAAACCTTTTTCGAATGAAGATTAA